TTCGGTGCTGTGCCTATATCAACTTTCTCTGGTAATGCCATATTATTTATCGTAATCTGCGGTTATTATTGTGTTGTCAGCCGTCAAAATAGTAGTATCTGCTCGGTATATTTCATCGCCCGGTAAGGGGTCGTAAATACTTTCATTCAATCCCGGTTCGCAATTTCCTAATCCTATTCTGTATTTTATAGCTGTCATAACTGTTTCACTAATTGTATATCCTCGTAAAATGGCGCCCCTTGAATGTTGCCAAATCCTTCGTAATAATAAGCATTTGATATTTCAGCGGAAACCCTAGCAGCATAATTACCGCCTCCCCTATTATGTATTTTTAGCTTATAAACTATATCGTCTCCTGGGATGTAGTTTAGACTGAAGTATTTATATTCGGCTCGCGCTCCCGTAGATAATCTATTGGTTGCGAAATTCATATTTAAATTACTTATAATGCTGCCATTTTGTTCTATAATACTAGATGTTTCTATATCTGTAACACCAATTATCTGGTAGAAGCATCTTATCCTGCCATTAACTATAACCACGTTATTGTCTTCAATTTCAGGGGCAAAATTAAGCTTATAATGTTTCTCGATAAACTCGCTCTTCTCATCTGAATAAATCTCCTCTAAAGTAATTTCAGAATCATTTCGCTTATATATCTCAACGGTATCACTTGCCGTGTTGCCATCATTATCGGTTACTGTTATTTTGTATTTAAGATAATAAACATCTACCGGAAAGAAAATATAAGGGTTCTTTATTGTGGTAAATGATATATATGCACCGGTATTAGTTAGCTCCTCCCACTTATAAGATACTATAAACCCATCTACATCTTTAGCTTCACAATTAAGTATTACATAATTATTATTCGTATAGATTATATTTTCAGTCTGAACTATTGGCGGGTATTCTCCCCCCGAAATATAATAACGACTTGCAATGCTTAAATCCGAAAAACCTTTATCTATATCCCACTTACAATTTGTGATAACCCAATCATTGTAATCTCTATAAATAAATCTAATGAAATCATTAAATTTTACATTATTTTTAACTGTCAGATTTAATATAGAAGGAATTTCCTTATCCGATAACCTGGAGCTAACGTTATAAACGGCTTGCATATAATCTATTCTCTCAACTCCGTAAACCGCATCAGTCCATTCAATCCAATGGTCTCGGCCACCCCTATAGCCTCTTTTATAGGTGTCTATCAATAATTTAGTAAAAACCGGTTCTTCGGTAATTATTACATGCTCATCTGAATTGTGATAATTATAAATAACATCTTCAACAGCTACCGGGATAGTTACATTCGGGTCTAAACTTGTAGGTCGCACAACCCCGTCCCTGTTTTCATCTACCAAATTGGCGGTATATAGATTAACCGAAACGTAGTGTTTACCTTTATAATCAAACTCCCGTATTATATCACTCTCAACCGTGTAAGTCTCTAATACATCGTTTAATTTACTCAGCCTAAATGTTTTTCCTAAGCCATTAACACCTGCTCCGTATTCTAATTCAATTTCCTTGGTCGTTGTCCAATCTTCCGCAACCGTGCCGGTAATTTCTTCTTCTTCCTCATCCCCTATAAGGTCTAATTTTAAATCGTCTATAATAACCTTTTCTATTCCTCTCCCAGGTTCTAATGGTCTTATCTGAAAATAAAAAACGCCCGAGAAAGCGGGTATAAAATCTAATTCAATTTCTATTGTTTTATTGTCTCCTAACCCAAAGTTTAAAGGTAGATAATAAGGTTCATTTTCACCTCCTGAGTTGCTTCTTAATGCTTGATACCCATTTAACAAACTGCCCTGTTCACTTGAATAATAGTATGCTGTATGCAGGAATGGGTTTTGCCAGTCCTTATTATCTACGTGATCTTTATTTACGTCCTCATCTTCCGAAATTGGAACAATCGTAAAACTGTATTTAAGCTTGTATCTTTCCCCTGCTAACACATAAGGCGTGTAATTAAGGTTTAAAGATTGGCTTGTCTGTGAACTTAAGCCCGAATAGCTGCCAAAAAAAACCTTGTCATCTATACCGGAATAAGCTTTAAACCCACCAACTCCAAACCAATCAGAAGCATAAATTAAACTTTCTGTTTCTGATTCCGAAACACTATCAGGGGTTACTACTCCCGATGTTTTATAACTCCATCCGTCATTTTCTTCATCACTTAAGCCTTCCGGCAATTCAAATAATTCACTCTCTTTTGATACAGTTAACTTTCCAATAGGCGGCTGCATCGTTATATTTGGCGTTGCTATATTGGTGGTGTCTTTAATAAGTCTTGTAACCTTAATCGTGTCCAATAATTCAGCTGAATAATTATACACTTTACAATCATACACTCTTTGCTCTCGGATATTAAGACCTTCAACATTCCAACAGTTATCAGCTTGGTAGCATACGCATAGCATAGATTCGAAAAGCTCTTCTAATATTTTGAAAGCATCTTGCTTACTATCTTCTTTATATTCTTTAGTGTTAATGTAGATTTTATCATAATCCTTTTGCGAGCTATTTTCTATGGCCGGGGAAAATCTAAAATCAATATCCACCCCTGTAAGACTTAAGCAAGTAGCTATAATATCTATGACGCTTTTTTCTTCATTATAGTAATCTTCAGGTAGGTACTTTCCTTTAAGCCTACCCAAGCCATCAGCGGCTTGAAAGTCCACTAATATAGGTTTATTTGAATAGGGCTCGCTGTATTGATCTGGAAGCAAGAAGCCGTTCCATAGAGTGACGTCATTATCATCATATAGCCTTACCCGGTATCTTGTTTCGTCTCCCGTGAATAAGTCGTAATAAACACCGTCATCCCTACTATCGGCTGCCATTGTGAATTTTAAAGATGAGCCTATTATATTTAATTCATCTTTTCTATCCGCGCCCTGCCAGTTAAGTATAACCGATCTTGCAATAGCTTTTTCAATAGACAATACTAAATCATTATTCTCTGTATCTATGATGTCTATCGTGTAATTCATAAGTTTATTATTGTAATCAAAAATACAAAATTTAATATTAAGACTAACCTATTCGACCTTTTCTTCTTTCGGCTCTATCCTGTACAAGTATCAGGTCATCCCCCTGTATTTTACCAACTACATTAACCTGTACGGCTCCGACCGATTCCGAGGCGTTCATCATAGAACCTGCGTTGTCAACTCCTGCCGAAGTCAAAACCCCCTCACCGCTGTTAAGTCTTGCGATTATATTATCTCCGGTATAAGAGCCACCGCCTACCATACCACCGGTGGCGAAAGTTTCTGCTCCGCTAAAAGCCCCTTGTATCATAGCTTGAACCCCCGATAAAAGAACGGGTAAAGCCCCAATTCCTGCCGGGCCTAAAGCTGCCGCGGCATTTGTGGCGATAGTAACACCCTTAGCAGATGCCTTAGCCCTTTCTGTACCTATAATCCCTTTTGATATTATCTTCTCAACTATTGCCTGTTGGAGTAATTGGGTTGCTACATTTGCCAGTGATTTTATTACAATCTTAGCGAAATCCTCAAACGCAAATTTACCTTCGGCCAGTGAGTCTGTTAAGTAATTCATAGACGTGCCTAAAGCGGAACTAAGCGCGGCCGCATTTGTGGCCAAGGTTTCTGTTACTTCGCCTTGTTGTTCTTGTAGTGATATTTTCTGCGATTCAGTAAAAGCTGTTAATCCGTCTCCTATTCTTTTTAATCCTTCCGCCCCCGTTTTTCCACTTTCAATTAGCGACTGGCCAAAGCCGTTTAATCTTTGCTCTGTAAATTCAATCTGTTTCTGAATGTTCTTAAATTCCTGGTCAAGCGGGGTAAATAACGACTGTGCTTCTTTAAGTAGTGATAAATCAGCATCCAGTTTAGCTTTGAACTCTAAAGTACCTTTAAAGCTTTCTCCCGTTGTAGCATCTTCAAAACCCCGCTGCAATGAATTGGCATCTATAATCGGGGTTATCGGAATTCTTACTGGGTCATTTCCTTTAGCGCCTTTCGCTAATTCATCTAATATTTCTTGCTGTGCTTTCGCGGCTTCTTTTGCGTCTTTAGAAGATATATTAAAGAAATCTTTATCCTGCGTGGCTTGAGTCGATAAGCCTAACATCTCTTTGTAGCTATCTACAGATCGCTCTAATTCTTCTTGAAGTTCCTTAATGTTTTCCCTTCCCGTTTTAGCGCCTGCCATTTCCAAGAACTCCTGGTCAACACCGCCGAAGTCCTTAAAATTACCCTTCAAGATGTTTAAAGTAGAATTGCCTTCCTGTATTGCTTCCAACCAATCCCAAGTACTAGCAGTATCTGCTCCTAAAGTATTTTGTAGCTTAAATATTTCTTCATTCAGCTCTGAAATTACTTTCTTAGCCCCGTCTATTTTAGCCTGTTGTAATAGTGATTCGCTTAATGCTTTTATGGCATCGTCCGCTTTCCCCGCTGCTATTTCCTGTTGGGTGTATATTTCAGTTAGATCTGGGGCTACATCGTTTAGCTTATCGTAGGCTTTCTTTTGCCGTAAAAGAGAACCGCTATGCTTTTTGATCTCACCCGCTAAGGCTGAAATCTCAATAGAGCTTGTTCTGGCTTCCGCTATTCCGGATGCCATCGCTTCAGTTAGCTTTCTTTGCATCTTCTCAGCGTCCGAAGTGTTCTTTATAAAATCCATAATCTCATCCCCATAAGAGACTAATACAGATGTTAAGGCACTAACCGCAAGTAGAATACCAGCGGGCCCGAGTAAAGAGCCGACCAAAGCTTTGACCGCGCCCTTAGCTCCCCCTGCGTTGTCTGACAAGTAGCCCATTTGCATCGTGAGCTGCTGTATGTTGTTAGCGACCCCTTGAATACCATAAGGCGCATCCTGGATAACCTGGCTGAAAGAGGTCATAGCGGGAACCGCATTAGTCCGGGTGGTCTTGCCTAATTTACCCACTTGCCCGGTCGTGGATTTAGCGGTATTCTTAAAAGACGACTGAGCGGATTTAGCCTTCATCAGCTCTCCGCTCAACCGCTTTAATTCTCTTTGATATTGAACGGTGTCATTATCAAGCCCCTGCATCGTTTTACGAAGATCTTCGCTTTGATTGTCGTATTGCGCTTGACTTATATTCCCTTTCTTTAGAGAATTATTTAAGCGCGTCATATCCCTCGATAATTTACGCGCTGCATTTGAATTCCCTTTTATCGCTTTATCGACTCTCGAAATCCTGTCTTCATACCTCTCAACAAGTTTACCGGCCTCGGACATTTTCTTCTTCAGTCCGTCAACCTTCGCATCAATCTCAACTGTTAACCGTTCATTCATCTGATTGCTTTTTCCCGCTTAATATTAACCAGTTATCACGCATTTGATCTTCGCTTAACTTATTGTCCCCTTCCGTATCTATAGGCAATGGCCAAAAACTATGTTTGCTGGGCATTGCTTTTTTACGTCCGAACTGGGTGGCATAGGTCGCGTATATTATCTCCCTGGTATGCCACGACTTCATTGTTTCCTTCTTGCTGTAGCCTTTTATTTTAAGAATAACCTCCGCCCTAGTCATACAATAGTATTCGTGCGGGCTCATTCCCATTTCACCAAAGGCAAAGGCTAAGAGGTCTGTTTCTTTTTTTTTTCGGTTTCTTCCCCCTCCTCAGATTCTTCTTCACTGTCCGTTGGGTCTTGATTAGCTTTTAACCAAACCTCCAGAATAGGAAATAATTCATCATAAGGCGCATCGGCTACATACTCCCCGATTTCTAATTTAGTGTACGGGCACGAATCCTGATGGATATAATAATGACCAACAAGACCAGCCCATACTAAATTTTTAGTTAGCAGTAGTTTATTTTCTTCCCACCGATCGGCAATCATAAGGCTCAATTCATCTTTATCTAGAGAAATCTTACCTTTTGGAATAAGGTAGTTTTCTAACTCCATAGTGGAGTAGTTGTTGAATTTAAGCCTTTCTTTTTTGCCCTTAATGGTTATTTCAAAAATACCTGTCATTATGCTGCTGGAATATTAGCTATTGCACCTTTCCCGGTTACGGTCAATTCAAATTGTAGAAAATCTGAACTGTCAGATGTTTCCGAGTAAGAAGTAATTACACCCATTCCAATACGTAGGTAATCGGCCGCGGCTGGGTCCACGTTGTCAGATAACATAAACATACCTTCCGCTTTAGTACTCCATAACTCAAAAGCCTTGTCGTGAGATGCCATGCCAGCTGATAATTCCGCTGTTTTAGCTGCGTAAGAGCTGTTAGAGAATTCCCAAGAAAGATCGGTGGGCAAACTATCAACCCAATCGCCATCACATTTTGTAGCTGCGGTAACTGTATCAGTTGAACCGCTTAGCCCGTCCGATGTTGAGCAGGCAAACATTAGCCATTCTGGAATTTCGGGCGTTCCTACGTTGAAATAAAGCCCTATTGCTTTTGCTGAAATCTTTGGTACTGCCATAATAATTTATATTTAAAGTTTATTGATTGAATGATTATATCTCATTAATTTTCGATATACGTAAAACTGACCCGATTTAGAAACGAGGTCGGTATCTTCTCCTCTCCAAGTATCGACTATTTGATAATCTTGTATATTTATATCCGTCCGGCTGTCTGGGTTTATTAACTCCTCAACTACAGCCCCTATTTCTTCGCTTTCCTTACGCCCACCAGGTGTTATATTTCTGGTTACAATATCCACCAATAAGGATGCATCATATAATTTACAGCTTTTAGTTAATCGCTGTGTATTAGTTTGAGTCGACAAAATAATATAAGGTGGTTCAGCCTCCTCGGGTGCCATAGAGTCAAAGATAGGCACTCCGATTATCTTTCCGGTGAGTGCTGCAAAATAACCTATCCTTAATGCCAAGCTTAATTCCATTATTTCTTTACTATTTTAGATAATCCCTTCTCAAGATTTATCATTAATTCCTTAGTTTCCCTGAACCAAGCGGGAAATAAAAAAGGCTGCGCGGGTAAGTTAACTTCCTTTATCCCTTTACCTTTAAACTTAATTGCGTAATCTTTTAACCCCTCTGGTATGTCAACCCTTGTGCCTGTTCCGAACTCTACATAAGGTGCGTACTTAGCATTTACAACAACCTTTCCGCTTAGCTTTTCATTCTGAACTACAATACTGTTTTTTAGTATCCCTGTGTCAACTGGAACCCGGCTAACTGCTTCATTTCTTATTTCGTGCAAACTAGAGAATACCTCTTCTTCGATTAAGTCTTTACCAACTTGTCCAACCGCTTTAAGCTTATTCAATAGGGCTTTATTGCCTTTTAGTTTAACTCCCATTGTCCGAGGTTTCTATTTCCGCAACTGCTCTAACTTTTATCCATTCTTTTTGCACAAATGAACTTCCAAAACTTGGAACGATCTCAAATCTTCTTCCCCTCCAATCTAATTTATAACCGCCTTTTATTATAATGTCTTGGCGGTATCTAATCTTGAACTCCAACACGCCATTAATATTGGCTTGCTGCGCTATTAGGTCATTAGATACAGCTAATTCCTTTACGCTGGCATAAGTGGATAGCACCTCAACAAAGACAGCATCAAACCCGCCTGCCCCGTCAGATTGACGTTCCGGCCTCTTGATTGATATTTTTTCTTTGAGTGAGCCAGATCTAATCATATAATTAAATTTCTGTAACTATTAACTAATTCCTTAGCTAAGTTTTCTAATTTACCAGGAGATGTTCCATTGTCATTAAGCGGAATACCTTCCCTAATCATATATCGGTTCGCTGCTTCCATAGCTATGGCGTTCCTAATATTGTCATTTATTAAGGTATCTTTAGTAGTGAATTCAAAAGCTACCCGGTCGCCACCATTAATTATAGTATCTCCGAAGTTATCCCTATCAAATACCTCGTTTATGGGGCCGTACATTAATTTGTAATTATCGGGAATACTTAACGCTTGAAAAGAAAACCTTTTAACGCCAAATGAACGCTGCGTGTATATTTCTAAATACTGCCTGGCCGCTGTTATATAT